CTGCTTTAACTTTAAAATAATACGTTGTACCTGATACTAATCCATCATCAATACCAAAGGATACTTTTTGCGTAACACTTGGTACACCTGCTATTGTTCTTACTAAATTAGTTCCATCATTAGGTGTAAATCCTGAACTGGTTGACCTATAGATTTTTATATCTCTTAAATCGCTATCACTAGGGTTAGTCCATGACAATCCTATATTAAGAGGTTTACCTGTTGTTGCTGATAATGATGTTGGTGCTGAAGGTGTGTTAATACCTGTTCCTGAACTTGTGCTTATTGTCACTTCACTTGTTACATCACTAAATACGTTATTTGCTGAAAAGTGTCTAGCTACTATGTAATAAGTTGAATTTGGTTTTACATTAGGAATAATCTCTTTTGTTTTACCTTTACCTGCTATTGCTGAACTTATGTATGTACCTGAAGAAGTACCATATAAAATTTCAGTTCCTTGAATTAAATCATCTGTATTGTTTGTCCATTGAACTTGTAAATCATAACCAGTGTTTACTAAAGTTGCTGATACTGATAAGTTTGTTGGTGCAGTTACTGTAAAACTACCTGTAGAAACGCTTGAGCCTTCGTCTATTGGGTTTGTATAACTACTTGATGCAAAACTATATACTGAAGAATCAATCTCTTTGAGGACGAGTCTCGTTGCTAAAACTGGAACGTCATCTGACTCTATAACTTCTAAATTTGTGCTTAAAACTTCAAAAGTTTTGTTAGTATATCCTAATCTTTGATTTGTTAGATAAACCCAGTCAAAAGGTTGGAGTTGCATGAAAGCGATATTACATAAAACAGATAAACTAACTTCTTGTCTTGAATGTAGCAGTGCTGTTCTTTGTAATCTTTGTGCCATTGTTGTTGTATCGGTAAATGGCAACTGTAATTCTAAAGTTTTTCTGTAATTAGCTTGTGATTCACCGCTTGGTGTATCATTGGCAATTAATGTGCTATCTGTATAAACTGGTGAATCTGTAGCTACATAATTATTATTAGCATCAACATAAACAGCTTTTACAGTGTTAAAAGTTTCGCCACTTGAATTTTTTGTTGCAACAGAAATAGGTGCTAATAAATTGTCATCTGTTATTGTCATATCAGGTGTAACAGTAGCACCTGCAAACATAACAAACTTACCATTGATATATGACAACTTACCTGCACAAGAACTTAGCAATCCTTCAAGAACACCAGTTCCATCAGCTGCCATGTTGGTTATACCATTGGCTTTATACAAATCTTCGTTAAAAGTAAGTGTTACACCATCAGAAATTGTTTGAGCAGAGGATAAAGTGATTACATTACCTCTTCTAGTTATAACAGTTGGTGAACCTGATATTCCTGTACCTGTAACTGTTTGACCTATATCTATAAGTGTATTTGTTGATGCATAATCTATTGTGACTGTTGTTGAACTTGATACAGCACCATTGACTGTAGCAGTGGTTATTGAACCTGCTTGATTTTCACAAGTGTTGGCAGCTGAAGCAAAACCACCTAAAGCTGTTGTATCTAATACTTCATCTGAAGTTGCTTTTAATCCATAAGTAGTATCAGTAATATAATCTCTTACACAAAGAGCAGGGTTATCTGACCAAGCTGTAGTTGATGTTCTTGGGTCATAAACTTTTTTACCTTTAATAACAAAAGCCATAGGTGGAATACCACCACCAAAGGCTTCTGAATCAAATACCATTTCTATAAGCATATAAGCCATGCCTATAAACTTGTCATTAGAACCTAGAGAAGTTGCACCAGTGATTGTGCTATCTGCTGTCGTTTGTGAACCATCTTTAAATTTGTATCTAAGTAATGAATTACTTACACCAAATTTATTTTCATTTTCACTATTAGTAAATCTGCTATTTGTTGCATATTGAAAACCACCACTTGATGTAGTTGTTAATTTTGTGTCATTAATTAATACTTCTTCTAAACTTTCTACTTCATGTCCTGCAAGAACAACAATCATAGATAATTTATAGTTATCTGTGCCTGAAGTTTCTATGTGGGTTATTGTTCCACCAACTCTAGCTTTACCATATATTATCTGTCTTGGTGCTGTAGCTGTTCTAGTTGCTACTTTAGTACCAAAGTTTTCTGAAACAGCATTTATACCTTTGCTAAATAATCCATTTAACAAACTGCCTGTTGCCGTCAAGATTGCAATATCAAGTGCTACTAAACCTGATAAAGCACTAATACCTAAAACACCACCAATAAATGCAACTCCAGTTACAACTAAAAATGTAACTACAAACGCTTTTACTGCTGTCTTTATAGCTTTAGCCATTAGGTATTCTCCATACAGAAATAATATCTACATTTTGTTTTGCTATCACCATGTCATCTGAAGGTGTTAAAACTTTTACACCATCTGACATACCAACTAATTCTGATTCTTCCTTATAAACCACTAAATCACCTTTTTGCATAAAGGCTTTGTCTATTTTTTGTACACATTTTGCTTTACAAGCCTTTTCTATACTTTTAGAAAGTGTTTTGCCATATTCTTTTATTGATTTCAAAGCTTCTGCTTCATTTTTCCATTTTAGTTCTTTTGGTATCAAATCTTCACCAGTCATAGCTTTTATACAAGCATTAGAAAACTTGCAACAATCCCATGAACCCCATTTAAAACCTTTAAACCTGTTCTTGGTTATAAATTGGTCAAATTCTATGCTCCAATCTGCTTTTTTTATCATTGCTCACGTACCACTCTTCTGCTATCACGTGTACTACCTGTACCACCTCCACCAGTAGCACCACCAGTGTTAGAAGATGACCTTCCCCATATAATCTCTTTATCTTGTAAGGACTGTACTCTGTTAAAACAAGTATCAGTAGAGTCTATAAATTGTTGTGATTCTTTTGTATATCTAAGGTTTGATGGTCTTTGTAAATCAATTAATCTGTTTTCTGCATCTACAGTAATTGTAGAGCCATTAGGGTCATCATTTATCACCATTGATTGCATACGACCTTTAAATAAAGTCATAGTACCTACAGTGGTGTCTGTTCCCCCTGAGAGGTATCCTAGATAAACTGTGATGAATCTATTTTGATAATTTTCTGTAAGTGCTAAATCAAGAACAGTTGTATCCATACCTGCTAAAGCTACTGATAAACCACTAGATTTAAGTTCTAATGTATCTTCTATGTTTGAGATAGATAAAAGAGTTCCAACACCAGTATATGTTCCACCATCAATTACTAGGTCATAATCACCTGACCATAATCTTATAGTTTCTGTGTCAAATTCAGCTTTAACTGCTAAAAATAAAACCTGATGGTCTGCTTCAAGGTAGCTTGTTATAGAACTATCAATCCCACCTCTATTTGACATTTAAACTACCTCAATACATGAAAAAGATATGCCATAGTTAGAAATATTATCAGCATCCCAGTCAACATCTTTTGTTGTTAATCTAAACAATCCTTTTGGAGTTGCGAATCTTACTAAATGATTTTCAGTTATGACTGTTCTTAACTTAGGTTGTATTTTAACGCCATAAGTATCTTCACCTGCTATGGTGTTTTGTGTAGCATCTTCTGTAACCATAACGTATTGAACTGGGTTTGCACCTGCTGTTGAACTTGATGTTATTTGTAAATAATCACCTTTTAATATTGTTCCTGTTGCACTGTTTGATGATGCTGATAAATTTATGCCTGTAGCACCCTTTTGATTAGATTTAATAGTACAACCTGTTACATCTGCTTCTGTTACGAGACCACCTGATTCAGATTCAACTACTACTGTATAAGCATTGGTCTTTGTAGTAATTTCATGTGTTCCATTGTTTTCAGGATTATCTGCTCCTGTCACCACAATGAAATCACCAACAACAGCATTAGTAAATGGTGTGGTATCAGATGGTGCAGTAATTGTATTTGTAGAAGATGCAAAATCTAATTCTATGCTTCCTTGATTAATTCTGTTTTTAGCTTTTAAATCATTAGCATCATATGTACCTTGATTGGTTAAAGCATCAGGGTCTGCAAATTTAAAATGATTTACTGGTCCATTAAGTTCTAATAGAAACGACTGCCAATTCTTAGCAACATCTCTACGCATAGGTGGTAGTGTTACTGTAGCTTCCCAAAACACACCATCATATTCTTGTGTTCTGACTTTACCTGTGTAAGGTGAAGCTACACTACCTACTGCTCGTCTTAATACAAAATTACTCCTAATAAAATTAGGGGTTGTTGGCATTGTTACTATCTTAGCCACCTACTAAACTCCTTCTAAACGAACCACCACGCATTGCTGATTCTTGTACTGCTGCTTTTGTTACATCTGCTATTTGTGGCATCATCTTAGTTACTTCTGCTCTTACAGTTGGCACAACACCAGTAGCAAAGTTTATTGATTGATTAATAACAGTAGTACCACCACCACCTAAAGCATTCTTGCTGTTCATATTATTCATAATAGTTCCGCCAGTATTAGGTACAAATATTTCAGGACCACGTTCACCGACTAATGTGGGTCTGCCACCTTGTATAGTTCCACCACCTGCTAATGTAGAAAGACCTAAACCTGCACCATCATTTGCACCACTAAATATATTATTTAAAATTGGGTTTATAACTGCTAATTGTAAGAAAGTTGATATTATCTGAGCAACTACATTTTGTGCAAAACTTTTGAAGCTATCAAGTGCATTTTGTCCTTCAAGAAGTGCATTAACAAATTGATTTGTAAACGAATGTGATATTTGTGCAATTGCAGGTCCTAATTCATTTTGCATTGTTGTCTTAACTGCACCTGTTGATTCAATTAAATCTTCTAGATGTGGTTTTAATTCATCTGCTGTAGTTATTCCTAAAGCTCTTAGTGCTATTTCATTGTCTTTAAAAATTTGGTTTAAATTATCTTGTGCAAAAGTTAATAACTCTGTGTCACCTGCTAAATCTTGTAAATGTTTCTCAATAATACCAAAAGCACGAACCATTTTTCCTGCGGTCATCATTGCAGTTTTTTCTTCTTCTGTTAATTTTCTTTGTGATTTAGTTGCATTACCTAATGCGTTAATTTGATTTTCTCTTTCTGCGATTAGATTAGCTATGATTTCAGCAGACTCGTTTTCTCCAACACCAAATTCTTTTAGTACGTTTAATGCTAGTTTTATTTTGCCCAAAAATGTGACAGCTTCACCACCTGTTTTACCAAGAGCTATTTGAAACTTTTCTTGTATATCATTTACACCATCAGATGTAATTCTGTATTTTGCTAATTCGCTATCAATAGCTTTTATATTATTTATAGCAGTATCTTTTCTAGCTGACTGCATTTGGTCAAAGTTCATATCGCCTGTAAGAGTAGGTGCTTCTAACGATATTCCTAGACCCTCACCTCTAATTGCAGCTAAACTGACAGCAACAGCATTAGCTGCTTGTGCAGCTTTATCTACAAAGAATTTAAAGAAATCACCAAGACCACTTTCAAATATTTCATTTCCAAGCGATTTAAATGCAATTTGCATATTTGATATTGCGACAGATAAGTTATCCATCTTATTTACCATTGCACCACCAAATTGTTTTTCTAACACATTAGTTAATGATTCAACAATAATTTTTGCACCACCTGCTGTTTGACCGAAATCAGTAAGTTCTAATCTTGATAGACCTAATTCATCTTTTAAACCTTTAAATACATCAATACCTCTGTCAGCTAACATATTTAATTCTTGTAAACCTAAAGCACCTGCTTCGGCTCTTTGTACAACTCTTATAAGAGCTTCAAAAGCACCACGTTGGTCTACAGCAACTGAAGCTGTGTCTGCGAACACTTGCATCATTCTTGATGTTGGCTCAATACCAACAGAACCTAAAGATATAAACGCCTTAGTAACAGTATCTATTTGGAATGGTGTTGTTTGTGCAAATCTTAATATTCGGTCAAATTGTTTGTCACCTGCTTCAACAGAACCAAAAACAGTATCTAAAGAATCTTTTAAATCTTCAAATTCCATACCTGCTCTTGCTGAAAAATTAGCAAGTTTTCCAATACCTACAGCAACAGCACCTATTGCAACTGGACCAGCAAGTTTTTTAAGACTTCCTGCTAGAGCTGTTGAAGCACCACCCATTGCACCAAAAGCAGCTCCACCTGCAACACCAGTAGTTTTTATTTTACCTTGAATATCTTTTAATTCTTTTTTTAGCTGTCTTGTGTCAGCTTCAATTTGAATAACAAGTTTATCAATAGGACTAGCCATCAGGATATAACTCCATCATTTCTTCTAACCTATCTTTAGTCATAGGCGTTTCTTTTTCATCAGCACCATTAAATTGTTTAAAACCTGCAAGAGCTAAATACATTTCACGTGGAGATAGATTCCAAAAATCAATAGGTCGCATATTCATCATGCCGACACATATTCTGTAAAAATCAGACCATTGTATCGGTTGAGTGTTCACGCTTCTTCTTTTTTTTTATCTACTTCCTCATCTGAGTCGTTATCAGTTAATGTAGCAGCTAAGAGTTTAGCTACTTCGGTTGATGCTACTACTATTCCCACACTAGAAATAATTTCACCTATTTTTTTATCGTCAAAATCGTTGCCACCACCTCTAAGTGCATGGCGTAATACAACGATAAGGGTACGGATACGCACTTTAGCTTCAGCAATGGCAGTAGCTAATTCTAAAATGCCTTTATCAAGTTCGTCTTCTATTCTTACTAATGCATCAATAGTTAATCTGCATTTATAAGTTTCTTTACCTAATGTTAGTGGTATTTCACCCTTTAGTGGATTTGCCATCTGACTTTTTCTCCTTTTTTGGTTTACTTGCTTTTGCAAGATTTATTTTTAATACATTGTCTCTGTAATCAACACTTGATGATAAAACTTCTCTATCTTTACCATCTACATTAATTACATCTCCAACATCTATAACATTAGCTATAAGTAATTCATCTTCATGCATTGAACCATTAATAGATTCATCACCAACTTTTACTTTTACTTGTTTAAGCATTTATTATGCTGCTGTAAATGTAATATATCCTGCTGATTCAAAAGACATTGAATATGTAGCTTCACCATTGTACTCACCTGCATATTCTAAAGATGTAATTTGAAATGAACCTTGATATGTTCCTAAATGAGGTATTACAAAATCATATGTTTCAAAAGCTGCTGTTTGTCCTGTTGAACCATCAGTAGTATTTTGTTGTGCTTGAAATGCAGTTCTAACCGCAACTTCTGCTGTTGAATCTGTAAATACACCTGAACCACTAATAGACAAACTATTAACACCTGCTCCTGCGAGTAATGTTCTAGTTCCTAAACTATCTTTGTTAGTAATATCTACTGATTCATCATTTAATGTTATTGATGAAGACCTAAGACCACCAATTGTTGTTGGTGTTCCACTGATGTCAATTTTAATTAAGACATCTAAACCTTTTTGTGCTGCCATTTTTTTACTCCTTTAATAAATTAGCTTGTTCCTAATATTATTGCTCGGAATCGCATGACTCCATGTCTTGTGACACCATCTGGGTCTCTTAATATATCACTAAATTCAAATCTGAGGTTAATCAGATTAAATCCACTGACACTTAGATTACTATCATGCAATAAATCGTGTATTCTGTCCATTATTTCTTTTGTTTCTTTAGCACCTTTATATTGTGACCATATATGTATATTTAAGGTTGTTTCCCCACCATCTAAGTCTTTAGTGCCATAATCAATAGCAGTTTCTTCTCCTAATGATACAAAAGGGTAACTAGCACCTTCTAATACTTCGTCATAGACTCCTGCACCTAAAGTTGATGTTAAGGTGTTATCTGCTGATAAAGTGCTGTATATGGTACTCTGTAGTGCAAATTGACCTATGCTCATTTCAACACACCTTTTTTAAACATAGCTTCTATCTTTCTTTTATTTTTTTGTAAAGCAGGTTGCATAAATGGTCTTTCAGTCATATTAGTTGTGCCAAACTCTAAATGCTTAGAATAGGGAGCTGCTGATATTATTTGACCAACAACAGTACCATTTGGCTTTACATCAACATCCATTGTTATTTGACTTACTAAAAATCCTGTATCACTTGCAGGTGGTTCATTGGGTGCTGATGCTCTATGACTTCTTCTTGGTTCATACTTTTCGTACAATCTACCAGTTCCGCCTTTTGTAATACTTTCTTTTGCAGTGTTTTGAACCATCATAGTTCCACGAGTCACATATTCTTTAACTTTGTTATCTGTAAGTTTTTTGTTTAATTTTTTATTAAACGCTTTAAGATTAGTTATTTTTAAATCAATACTCATGTTGCAACTCCTTCTTCACAAAGAAGTCTTAAGAATCTATCTCTTTCATCAACATTTATAATGGCTCTTATATTAAAGAGTTTGCTGTCAAAACTTATCCTAGAAGCATTGGTAATATCAGTCCTATAACGCACTGTAATCTCGTGAGAGACGCTTCCTACTAGTTTCCCTTGCTTGTACACCTCTTTACCACTTTTAGGCTTTATATCAGCGTATACAGAAGCAATGGTTGACCACCCTGAACTAATACCGCCACCTGCATCTCTAGTTGTGCCTTGACCTTGTAAGGTGATTTGATGTCTTAATTGACCTACTTGGCTCATTATCCAATTGACATGAGTTTAGAAGAACCTAAACCACTATAAACTACATAAGGTGCTAATAATTTGGTTGCTGTAGCAGGTAATGACGTTTTACCCTCGTACATATCCCCTCTATGTTCATAAAGATAGGTCAATACTTGATAAATAGCAAATTTAATTGGTTCAGGTACAGCATTGGCACTGGCATAACCCACAACGTACTGAACTTCTATAGCATTAGCTACTCTAAGTGCTGTTGGGAATGTTTCACCTGTTCTTAAAACTATTCTTGCAGGTTGTTTAGCACTATCTACATAATAATTAGAACTAGAGAAGGTTGTAGCAGTATCTTCATCATCATAAGTCTTGACATGAGTTACTGAAGTAACTGGTGGCATAGGCAAGTCAATATAGTTTTTATAGTAATTAAGGTATGGACCAGTTCTCATACCTTCCCACAAAGGATTATCTATATCATCAAGGTTATCTAAGAATAATTGCAAGGTTTGGGACATAATTGCCCTTTGCATATGTTCTTCACATAGCTTTCTTGCTGATACAATCAGTGATGTGATTAAAGCATCATCACCTGAACTATCTACTCTTAAATATGCCTTTGCTTCTGCAAGTGTTATTGGTTCTGATGCAGGTTCTGTATGTATTACTAGACCTGCCATTCATTCTCCTAATTAGCCTTTTTCTTATCTGCTTTTGGTTCTACAACTTCAGCTTCTACTGGTGCTTCTCCACCTTGTGCTTCTTGCAATCTTTGTACTAACACTCTAATTGTGTGTTGTGCATTAGCAAGTTCTTGTTGAGCAGTGTTGTAAAGTGCTTCGTAATTTAATTCTTCTGACATATAATTCTCCTAAATTAATTAAAAAATACTCTTTCTATGAGTAAGCCAAACATGGATGTGATAATTAAAGCATAGATTCCATAAATAAGATTTTCAAGTTTATCAAATCGCTTTGAACCACTTTCCATTCTTTTCTCTATGTTTTCATACCTAATAGCACATTCTCTTTCGTGTGCTTCTAGTTTGCTTATAGTATCAGTAGCCATAAATCTATTCTAAGTCATTAATTCTTTATGTACAACATAATAAATGAACCTGAAACACCATGCGTATTAGCACTAGCTATACAAGTTAATTTAATATCTGATTTTTCAGGGATAACTTGAGGTAATTCTAAATCAAATCTTAATGCATCTGTTGTAAATGTGCCTTTCTCTTTTGTTTGATAAACACTACCAAACTCTCTCACTTTTACTCTTGCTGTTAAATATACAGAACCTTGTACATTTGATGAAAAATCTACTTGATATAAATAACCTGTATAACCTACAGGAACAGTCCATACTGCCATAAGTGTTTGGTTTTCACCTGTTGTTATTTTTGCTATTGATGTTGCAGGAACACCTGAAGATACAGCACCAGTACCCATGTGAATATCACCTGCATTTTTTTCACCAGTACCTGCTGTTAATACCTTTGCTCTAAATATTCTTAAATATGAATTAGTTGTGTTTACTGCTGTTTGTCCATTTAAGGTAACAGTCTCTTCTATCTCGTTATAATCCCCATCTAAGCCACTGACAAGCACTGTCCTTGCACCTGTGCCATCACTTGTATCGTTTGTATTACTTGAGGAAACTTTGATTACACTAGCTTCTGTTAAAGCGTCATAATCACTACCATTATCTGAAATGGTTACTTCTGAATTACCAACAGATGGGTGAAAACCAAATTTATAGATACCTTTAGTTTTATCCCACCTTCCTTGTCTAACTTGTAGACCTAAAAAGGAATTGATAGACATTTAAGCCTTCTTTTTAGTAGTTTTCTTTTTAGTTGTCTTTTTAGGTGCTTCTCCACCTTCCCATGCTTCATTTACATCAGGTGTAGATGGGTCATCAGCTTTTAATTGACCTTTTTTGTTTCTTGCTCTTTTTGGTTTAACTTCAGCTTCAACTTCTAGTGATTCTTCTACTGAATCAACTTTAACTTCAATAGCCCATCCATTTTCTACGAATGTGTCCATGATTTCTTCTTGCCATTTGCCTTTTGAAACAACAATATCATCTGCTTTATGTAAAACCATATCTGCAGAGTTTTCATCTGCTATAGCAGGTTTTGGAACTAATATTTTATATTTTTTTGCCATAATTCTTACCCTTAAAAAAGGGGGGAAGTTAATCCCCCCAAAGATTGCTCAATTAAGCGTTATGCTTTACGTTTGAGACTGCACCATGTCTTGGTCTGCTTTTAACAATCAATCCACTGATAGGTGTACCAGTTGAATGAGTTCCTGCTTTAGCTAGAACAAGTCTTACATATCTCTTTCCGCCTACATAACCAACTTGCCATTGACCACCTGCGGTATCAGGGTCACCCCCTGTAGTACCATCAAGTTTTAGCCAAATACCACCTGCATCTATAGTTCCATTAACGATATCTGCTTGTACACAATCTGTATAAGTAGAATCGTCATCTGAATGCTCTAGTGATACTTCAAAGTAAACAGAACCTGAAAGTGTGTCACCTTCAGCTCCAACGCTTACTACAGCAGTTGCTTCTTCAAAACCCTGTAAATCAATACCGCTTCCATCTTCAGCAGCAGTTTTTACAGCGTTGATGATTGAGTTACCTAGTTCAATATTATTTGATAAATCTTGCATTAGTTACTCCTTGCTTACGCTGTTACTTTTAGTTTAGATATGGCTTCAGGAAGAATCACTTGACCACCAACTCTTCTTCTAGCAATGTATCTTACGTTACCAGTAGTAGCTTGTGTAAATGGGTCTCTTAAAACCGCCAAAGATACTCTATCAACAATCATATATGCTCTTCTGAAGTCACCAAAAGCAACTGGATAAGCATTTTGTGCGATAGAAGCCATGTCTGTAGCTTCCACATATGGTTGACCAAGAATAGTATTTACCATACCACCTTGTAATGTCATACCTGCTTGGAATACATACTGACCTGCTGTATCTTTTAATTTTCTGATTGCAGAAAGTGTGCTTCTGTTAAATACAAAAGTACCATTTCTACCATACTCTGACTTAATGTTGTGCATTAAAGTAATGAGGTTATCAGCAGTAATAGCTGTGTTAGAACCTGAGTCAATTTCACTAACTGATGAGTTAGTCATAAATCCTTCAGGCTTACCAACTGCGTTACCACTAACAAAAGCAGCACCTTCAGCTTTTGCAAATTGCTCTGCAAACTCTGATTGCATTTCAGCTTCTAAGTCAAATACTGAATCTTCTAAGTCTTGCTCAGAAATATCTACTAGAGCATATTGCTCATGTGCAGGTAATTCTTCTAGACCTACGTTATATCCAGTTGTTTCACTTCTAGTTCCGCTTTCAGCTACCCATTGTGCAGCAAAAGTACCAGTTCTTTTTGGAACTTGGATACTTCTAGCACCTGTACTTCTGATTCTTGCAATACTTCTGATTGGTGATATTTCAGTAACATCTTTAATCAGCTCTCTTACATACTCAGGTGGTGCTAAATAACCGCCAGTTGAATCATTACTTACAGTTAATGCTTTTCTTTCATCAGGTGCAAGACCTTCAATGCCTTTTCTACAATAAGTATCAAACGCATTCATATATTCATCTACTTGCTTTGTATCAAAACCTGAGTTTGGTCTTTTAATGACTGTCTCTAGTTTTTCAATTTGGCTTTTGATATTTTCAGCGTTAGCTTCAGCAGTTGTTAATTTTTGATTAATGTCTTCATAAGAATCCATCTTAGCTTCTAAGTTAGCTAATTTCTCATCTACATATGCTGTACCTTCGCCTTTTTCTATGCTTTCAATTCTTTGGTCATTTACTTTTTTAAATTCTTCAAAAGTTTTGCCCATTTCCTGAATAGCATTTTTTATATCTTCCGACATAATTGTCTCCTATTAAGATTTTAAGGTTAAAGTTAAGTTTTTTATGGCATCTACCAATTCAGCATTTGTATCAACATCACGTTGACCGAATGCATCAGTGAC